GCGATAGTGTTATGTATAATCGCGAGATTGACGCGAAGGTTTATCCACCAAAAGTGCGATACACAGTAGATGTTCGCCCCCAATTAAAGGGTCTGTTGAACTCTCTAACCGAGATTTTTTCGGAAAAAAATTTAAGTTACGAATATATGGATTATAACTTAGAAGGGTAATATTTATTCAATACATTAACAAATTAATTATGGCGACAGAGAAAAATTTTGATTATTTAGGACAATCATTTCAGATACAATTACTAAATCAGATTGTGGTAGATAAACTATTCGCCCATTCAATTATTGATGTAATAGAACCCAACTATTTTGAGAATAAATACTTTAAAATCATCATACAGATGGTCAAGGAGTACTATTCAAAATACCAGAACACACCTTCATTTGAGACATTAAATCAAATTACACGTTCAGAACTACCCCAAGAAGTGGTCGCTAAGGTTGTAATAGACACTATTAAGAAAGTCCAAGATGCTCCATTTGAAGGTGGTGATTTCGTTCAAGAGAAAGCCTTGAAATTCTGTAAACAACAGGAGGTTCAAAAGGCGATGGTTAAGGCACAAAAGATAATTGACGGAGGTGAATTTGAGAGTTACGATTCTATTGAAGAGTTATTCAGAGGAGCACTACAAGTAGGTGAAGTTGAAGGTGGTGTAATGGATGTATTCTCTAATTTAGATGACGTTTTAAATGAGGATTACAGACACCCAATCCCAATGGGAATACCGGGAATTGACAAACTATTAAAGGGTGGATTGGCAAGAGGTGAGATTGGGGTAATTTTAGCACCAACAGGTGTTGGTAAGAGTACCCTACTTACAAAGATTGCGAACCACGCATTCAATTTAGGTAACAATGTTTTACAGATATTCTTTGAGGATAACCCAAAGATTATCCAACGAAAACACTTCACACTATGGACTAAGATTCACCCTGACGATTTATCACTTAGAAAAGAAGAGGTTATTACTAAGGTTAAGGAAATTGAAAGTAATATGTCTAACCAATTGATTCTTCAAAAAGAATCATCAGATTCACTAACAATGAATCAGATTAAAAATAGAGTTAGAAAAATGATTGCTGACGGACAAAAGATTGATATGATTTTATTGGATTATATTGATTGTGTTTTACCTGAAAACAATTCACACCAAGATGAGTGGAAAAGTGAGGGATCTGTAATGAGAGGGTTTGAATCAATGTGTCACGAATTGGATTTAGTTGGTTGGACGGCAACACAAGGTAATCGTTCATCAATTTCATCAGAAGTTGTAACAACAGACCAAATGGGTGGGTCAATTAAGAAGGCTCAAGTTGGTCACGTTATTATATCTGTCGCTAAGTCACTAACACAAAAAGAGATGAAATTAGCAACAATCGCCATTACAAAATCAAGAATCGGGGACGATGGAATCGTATTTGAAAATTGTAAGTTTGATAACGGTATGTTGGAGATTGACACCGAAAGTTCTGTTACATTCTTAGGTCACGAAGAACAAAAAGAGGAGAACAATAGAAAAAGGATTAATGAGTTAATGGATAAAAGAAAACAAAAAGAACAACAAAAAGTAAATTAATTATGGAAAAAATATTACAACCAAACCCGCACCGATTTGTTATCTTCCCAATTGAACACGATGATATTTGGGAATTTTATAAACAACACCAAGCGGCCATTTGGACGGCAGAAGAAATTGATTTGAGTGGTGATATCCGTGATTGGGAATCATTATCGGATAACGAAAAATACTTCATAAAAAACATATTATCGTTTTTCGCAGCTTCTGATGGTATCGTTAATGAAAACTTAGCTGAAAATTTCTACAGAGAAGTTCAGTACCCTGAGGCTAAATTCTTCTACGGAATGCAGTTGGCGATGGAGAACATACACTCACTAATGTATTCGTTATTGATTGATACATACATCTCAAATCACGATGAAAAACTTGAATGTTTCAGAGCAATTGAAACTCTACCGGCAGTTCAGAAAAAGGCTAAATGGGCGTTAGATTGGATTGATAACGCATCTTTTCAAGAAAGATTAATAGCATTTGCGGCGGTTGAGGGTATATTTTTCTCAGGTTCATTTTGTTCTATATTTTGGATGAAATCAAGAGGTATTATGCAAGGATTATGTAACGCAAATGCCTTGATTTTTAAGGATGAAAACCTACATTGTGATTTCGCTATTCATTTGTTCAACAAACACATTGACGATAAAATCTCCGAAAAACGAATTAAAGAAATTCTATTATCAGCACTTGAAATTGAAAAGGAATTCATTACTGAGTCATTACCTGTATCGTTAATTGGTATGAATCAAAACTTAATGAAACAATATTTGGAGTTTGTTGTTGACCAACTATTAATGAAACTTGGATGTAAAAAACACTTTAATGTAGAACAACCATTCAAGTTTATGGAACAAATTGCCGTGGAAACAAAAGGTAATTTCTTTGAAAGTAGAACTATTGAGTATCAAAAGGCGAAATTAAACGAAGCTATCTCATTTGATGAGGATTTTTAAAAAATAAAACTATGTCATTAACAATTATTAAGAAAGACGGGGAAGAAACATCATTTAACCCCTCAAAAATATATAACAGGATTAAGAAAGCATCTAAATCTTTAAATGTCAATTCTGACGAAATCTTTATTAAGGTCATAGGATCCGTTCCGACGGAGGGTAGGATTACCACTAAGGAATTGGATAAATTAATTTACGAGATTTCAGCATCATATACTGGTAGTCACTACGACTATAGTAGATTGGCGGCAAGTATCGCAATTTCTTTACACCATAAAGAAACTGACCCAAGTTTTTGTAACACAATGCATACCCTACACGTAGATGGTATCGTAAGTGATAAACTTATGGAAATCATTGAGAGTTATGGAGTATCAAACATTGATGAGGTCATTAATCACGACAATGATTATAACTTTGACTATTTTGGTTGGAGATCACTACAAGAAATGTATCTTTTGAAGAACTCTGATGGGGTTGTATTGGAAAGACCACAACATATGTATATGAGGGTTGCTCTATGGGTTACAAAATCATTTGAAGAGGCGGTTAATTATTACTTCTCGTTATCAACACAACTAATATCACCGGCAACACCGATTATGATTAATTCGGGGACTATTGTTCCTCAACTAGCATCTTGTGTGTTACACTACAACAATAGTGATTCAAGAGGTGGGTTATTGGATACCTTAACTGATATCTCAACATATTCATCAGACGCTGCGGGTATTGGTTTATCTATGAGTAATATCCGATCTAAAGAAAGCAGAATTTCATCATCAGGTGGATTCGCGGGAGGATTACTTAAATACCTTAAAATCGTTAATGAGTCATTGAGATTCTTTAACCAACAAGGGAGACGACCAGGAAGTGCGGCAATCTACATTGAGCCTTGGCATAAAGACATCTTTGACCTATTGGATATTAAGAAAAACACAGGTCAAGAAGAACTAAGAGCGAGAGATTTATTCACCGCACTTTGGATTCCTGATAACTTTATGAGAGCGGTTAGAGAGAGTTCTGATTGGTATCTATTTTGTCCAAATGACATCAAAAGAGCGGGTATTAAACCACTACAAGAGTGTTATGGTGAAGAATATGAAGAGAACTATAACAAGGCAGTTGAAATGGGATTAGGTAAGAAAGTTACCGCTCAGAGTATTTGGTATAAGATTATTGAATCTCAGATTGAGACCGGAGTTCCATACCTATGTTCAAAAGATAGTGCTAACAGAAAGACGAACCATCAGAACATTGGGGTTATCAAACAATCCAATCTATGTAATGAGATTTATCAATACACGGACGAAGATACGACCGCAATCTGTACCTTATCTTCAATGATTCTAAAGAACTTCATTATTGATGGTAAATTTAACTTTAATTTGTTGTTCCACGAAACAAGAAAGGTTGTTAGAGCACTTAACAAAGTTATTGACATTAATCACTACTCAACTGAAAAAGGTTTAAAGGGTGGTATGGAGCAAAGAGCGATTGCCATTGGAACACAAGGACTTGCTGATGTATTTTTCCTAATGGATTATGTATTCACATCTGATGAGGCTAAAAAGTTAAACAAGGAAATCTTTGAAACAATTTATTACGGAGCGGTTTATGAAAGTAATAATCTTTGTAAGACTGGTGAATATCAACCATACAAATACTTTAACGGATCACCAATGTCAAAAGGAATTTTCCAATTTGATATGTGGGGATTAACTAACGAGAATGTTTCAGGACTATGGGATTGGGATTCATTGAAAGAAGATGTTAAAACATATGGAGTTTGTAATAGTTTAACTACCGCACAAATGCCTGTAGCGTCATCAGCAAAAATTACAGGATCATTTGAAATGACAGAACCGGCTCACTCGGCGTTATTTAATCGTAGAGTTGTTGGTGGTGAGATTATGATTGTTAACAAGTATCTAATTAACGACTTTGAGAAGATGGGTATTTGGAACGAATCGGTTAAACACGAAATCATTATGAACGAGGGGTCAATTCAAAACATTAACTTTAATAAGTATTTGGATCCTGAAGATAAGAATCACGCTAAAAAGGTTAGACGAGTTGAGTATCTAATTAAGAAATACAAAACAATTTGGGAGATATCACAAAGAGAATTAATTGATATGTCAGCGGATAGAGCACCATTCATTGACCAATCACAATCAATGAATATCTACTTGGCTAACCCAACGGTATCTAAAATTACGACATCACACTTTCACGGGTGGGATAAAGGATTAAAGACACTTTGTTATTATGTGAGAACAAAGGCAATATCAACGGGAGCGAAACACTTGGCGGTGGATGTTAGTCAAACTAATCAACCACTACCTGAGATTGATTACTCTAAAATGAATTTACCACCAAAACCTGACAGTAGTTTAGTTGATTGTTTTGGGTGTTCATCCTAATCACATTTAAAATCACGACAATTCGTCGTGATTTTTTATTTTATACCTATTTAAAGAAAAATTAGAGGCACTATATTTATATGTATGGCAAACGGCGTTACATATGGAATAAATTTCCCATTCAGGGATTCATTTGATGGTAGATTTTTGGATTTATCATCAACCATTGAGGAAGAGATTAGAACTGACCTTATACATCTGTTATTAACAAGAAAAGGGACAAGATATTTCTTACCTGACTTCGGAACTAGATTACTTGAATACATATTTGAACCATTAGACGGACCGACATTCTCTGATATTGAATCAGAAATAAGGGATTCCGTTTCTAAATACATACCCAACTTGGTTATCACAAGTATTGCGGTTTATGACGCATCAACAGAAGAAGATGACCCAAATGTTACCGTAATTAGTGGCGATGAGAGGGTTTTTAGAGTTCCCGGTATCGGAACAAAAGAACACACCGCTAAAGTTAGAATAGATTATAAAATTACATCTAACGTGTTCGAATCAAGTGATTTTATAATAATTAATATTTAATAGATTATGGCAAATAAAAAAATATCGTATACAACAAGAGATTTTCAGGGTATAAGAACGGAATTAATTAATTTTGTTAAAACATACTACCCTGATTTGATGTCTAACGTAAATGACGCTTCAACATTCTCGGTATTACTTGATCTAAACGCCGCAGTATCGGACAACCTACAATTTAACATTGATAGAAGTATTCAAGAAACTGTATTACAATACGCCCAACAAAGGTCATCAATATATAATATTGCCAGAACTTATGGACTTAAAATTCCCGGACAAAGACCATCAGTTGCGTTGGTTGATTTCTCAATAACCGTTCCGGCTTTCGGAGATAAAGAGGATATTAGATATTGTGGAACACTAAGAAGGGGATCTCAAATAAATGGAGCGGGTCAGATATTTGAAACGGTTTATGACATTGATTTCTCGTCACCATATAATAATGAAGGATTTCCGAATAGAAAGAAAGTTCCAAACTTTGATGCAAATAATAAAATTATTAACTATACAATTACAAAAAGAGAAACCGTAGTTAATGGTATAACAAAAGTTTTTAAAAGAGTTATAACATCAAACGATGTTAGACCATTTTTTGAGTTATTTTTACCTGAAAAAAATGTTTTAGGGGTAACGAGCGTATTACTAAAAGATGGGACACAATACGCTAACATACCAACAGATAATGAATTTTTAGGATTGGATAATAGATGGTATGAGGTTGATGCCTTAATACAAGATAAAGTTTTTGTTGAGGATCCGACTAAAGTATCAGACCAACCTGGTGTAAAGGTGGGTAAATACGTTCCCGCTCCCACAAGATTTATAACAGAATTTACTCCTGAGAGTTTCTTTAGAATGATATTCGGCGGGGGTAGTCAATCTGCTGACGAACAATTAAGAGATTTCGCGGCAAATGGTAACCCTATGAACTTACAGAAATACTCAAACAATTTCGCTTTGGGTAGTACATTGAAGGCGAACACCACACTATTCGTCCAATACAGAGTCGGAGGTGGTATATCAACAAATTTAGGTGTCAATGTCCTTAATCAATTAGGGACGGTCTCATTCTTCGTTAATGGACCATCACAAACACAAAACACAACAGTAATCAATTCATTGAGATGTAATAATACGACTGCGGCGATTGGTGGGGCGAATGTACCAACGGTTGAAGAAGTTAGAAATTATGTAACATACAATTTCGCAGCACAAAACAGAGCGGTTACAATTAATGACTACGAATCTTTAATTAGAAAAATGCCATCACAATTCGGAGCACCTGCCAAAGTGGCGGTAACCGAACAAGAGAATAAAATTAAAATTCAGATATTATCATACGACTCAAGTGGGGGTTTAAGTAATGTTATTTCAAACACACTCAAAACAAACATCGCTAGTTATCTTTCAAACTACCGAATGATTAATGACTATATATCAGTAGAAAGTGCTCAAGTTGTAGACTTGAGTATGGACATATCAGTTGTATTGGATTCAAGTCAAAATCAAGGTGTGGTTATTTCACAAATAATTGATATTGTAACCAAATACTTCTCACCGTCAGTTAGAGAGATGGGTGAGAATGTTTATATATCTGAAATAAGAAGACAAGTACAAACTTTAAACGGTGTTATTAGTGTGGCGGCGATAGATGTTATAAATGAAGTAGGTGGTCAGTATTCATCATCACAAACATCACAAAGATATTTGGATTCAACAACAAGACAGATAGAATTAATTGACGAAACGATATTCGCTGAACCGACACAGATATATCAAGTTAGATATCCCGGTAGAGATATTAGAGTTAGGGTTAAAAACCTAAAAACGGTTAATTTCAGTTGATAATTTATTTTTTTATTAAATCAATTATTTTTTGAAAGTAGAATATAAACTATTTATTCAAAAAGTATTAAATGTCAAAATCATATAGGGTAAGAACGCAGGTCGGAATCGACAAATCGGTAGTTGTAAATTTAGATCAAGATTTTGATTTTTTGGAAATATTATCCTTAAAATTATCACAAAGTGAGATATACATAAGACAATGTTCTGACTATGGAGTAATTGCGGGTAGAGTGTCAGTTAATGATGGATATGGAATTCCTAATGCTAAATTATCGTTATTTATACCAATAACCGCAGCTGATGAGTTAAATCCTTCTATTAGTGAAATATACCCCTATAAAACAATAAGTGACATTAATGAGGATGGTTATAGGTATAATTTATTACCATACAAACCATCATTTCCTGGTCATTCAGCAACAGGTTCATTTCCTGACTTAGAGGATGTATTAACAAATCCTACGGCCATTGAGTTATACGACAAGTATTATAAGTTTACGGTAACAACCAATGATATCT